TAATCAACATCACCATCAAAAGGTGTTTCGATAGATTCAATTGAAAATTTAGTATGTCTTCTAAAATTCATCAGGAAATATGAAAACTCGGGTTCCCCAGTAAGCCATTGGTCCTGGATACCCGTGATAGCAAGGTTTAATCGACCAGCCATTCTTACTTTACGTGAGTAAAATTTTATGAAATAAAACGACACGATATTGTAGATGAATCTTCAGTTGAGAAAATTCAAACCCGAAAAAATGGCGGACGATAAAGTATGTGTTTTTATAGGTAAACGTAATACGGGTAAATCAACCTTGGTTACTGATATTCTGTATCATAAAAAACATTTACCAGCGGGTATTGTTTTATCAGCAACAGAAGAAGGTAATCATTATTATCAACAGTATATACCAGATTTATTCATATACGGTGATTATGACAGAGAAGCTATTGAACGTGTACTTGAAAGACAAAGAAAGTTAGTGGGTGGTGGTAAAACAAATTGTGGGGCGTTTCTTCTTTTAGATGACTGTATGTATGATTCAAAGTTCATGAAAGACAAGTGTATTAGACAGGTTTTTATGAATGGACGTCATTGGAAAATATTTTTCATGTTAACCATGCAATATTGTATGGATCTACCACCCGCACTCAGGGCAAATATCGATTACGTATTTATTTTACGTGAAAATATAATTCAAAATAGGGAAAAATTATTTAAAAACTTTTTTGGTATTTTTCCATCTTTTGAGATGTTTAATAAAGTTATGGATTCATGCACAGAAAATTACGAATGTTTGGTATTGGATAATACTTCTAAGAGTAATAGAATAGAGGATTGCGTCTTTTGGTATAAAGCATCACTTCGTAAAAATTTCAGGGTTGGTGCACCAGAGTATTGGCAAACACATAAAAAGATGTTTAACCCGAAACATGGGAACATGAAAGTCGGCGATCCTAAATTGGTTAAAAGGAATACACCATTTAAAGTTACGAAAAGAAAATGATAAGATCAATTGCTAAACGAATGTACACACAAGTTTGTACAAAAAATATTGAAATGGTATATCCAGCTTATAACGAACTTAATATGGATATACATCGTTCTATAGGTGAACCACAGGGTAATAGTGATGATGGATATCGTATATTAGTAGATGTATGCCATTATACAAAAACTATTTTTATAGATAATGATATGTGTGATTATGACAAATTAAATGATTTACCCAGGATTATAAAAACATTTGGATGTTTATACCCAAACTACACTCTTCAGGACAATGATGCGTAATCATTTAAAATCAAAAAAATAAGTACATATAAATGGCGACAGACGTTAGAACGATGAATCTTTCAGATAATGGCGACGGTATGGTATCCTTAAATAATAATCAAGGGACATCTTTTGTGCCGAATATCAGCCCTGAAAAAAATGTGAGTGAAAATAAACAGACAATGGACTCTACTTCAATTTCAGATATTATGGGCCAAGCCGAGGAACCACTCGAACCACCAATGATGGGTGCCGATCCAAGAATGGCGCAAATGCATATGCAAGCTCCAATGATGATGGCGCAACAACAACCAGTAGCACAACAAACGACCGAAAAAAAATCGGAATCTAAAAATCCATTCAACCTTACTGATGACCAGTTCCAAGCACTTATTGTAGCTGCGTGTGCTGCGGTGGCAATTAGTAAGCCAGTTCAAGAAAAACTTGCGAACTTTGTCCCATCGTTTTTGAACGACCAGGGAAATAGAAGTGCAATCGGCTTAGCGTCGACCGGTATGGTCGCGGCGATCGCCTTTTACCTTGCTAAAAAGTATGCTTAAATAGCATTATAATGTTTATACATTCTCTTTCCTAAAACAAAATAGGAAATGAGAAATCCGAACAGTAAACCAACTGCGCGAAGTCCTAGAACAGTACCAGTACTCTTCGTAGTTTTACCATAATCTCTGAAATCTTTTTCAAATCTTTTGTTTATTTGAGATACACCCGCAACCATACCCATACCTAATAAAGTTGACAATATTAAAAATGGTGCATCTATAGCTAAACGCCCAATTAAATTACCACCACGTGGTAACATACTGATGATTAATGGTGTAACGACCATGATCATAAACATGTTTAACCATTTATCGTTTAAAAGTAGTGGGGCACTCGAAGACGCGAGTAAAGTGTTTAGTAACAAATACGCTTTCATTAAATCACCAAACGATTGCATTTTATTAATACCAAACATTATTTATCCTGGATGTGTTTACCACAAAATTCAGTTCTTTGTGGTATTTCCCGGTATATCCCTAAAGAAACGCACATCGTTCTAAGTTCATCAAAATTTTTCCAGAATTCCTTGCTATGCGAATATTCGTCGACGGTACAGTGTGCGAGTTCATGTAATAAAACATGGAATATTTCATTGGGTTCGCCATCGATACATAAACCTATATCACTACCTTTACTCACATTGTATCCGATAGACCCAGTCATACGCTTATGTGCTGTAACTGGAATTTCCTTGTATAACATTTTGAATTCCTGATTATTTGTTTCCTTAAGATGTTCCCTGAGTGTCCTGTATTTTTCACGAACATCTGTTAATTCCTGTGGTTCCCTCGTGTTTATGTATAATAACACGTTTATGATAAGCAGAAGTATGGCGAGTATCATCTTATCATAAACATACATAAAAAATGAACGTGAAAAAATAGTAGAAATGATACGTAAATTTATCGATTTTTTAACAAAACCTGAACCACGACCTGTTCTGGGACGGTGGGCGGTGAAATCATGTAATGAACTACTCACGTCCATAAACTCAGTGTACCAAAACCGCGACCACTGTGGCGATGTAATATGTCACGAACCCAAAAAAGCGGAAGAATATATTAAAACTAATAAAAAGTAATTATTTCTTATACACAAACCTAAATTTACTATACAAATCCGAAACCGGGTTCCCTTTAAGATCTTCCCACAGTGTTAAAGTAAACCCCAAATCTTCCATGCGTGTAAACAACATGTCTTTGTGCGCTATAGGTTCGACCTTAGGTCCGTCGGCGTAATACGGCGTATCGGCTAAGTGGACGTATAACTTTTCACCGAACCTACCCGAACTCGTATGTTTCATTAAAAAGTAGTTTCCTAACTCGTCTTTTACGGGTGTGTTCATGATAATCTTATCGGAATTCGGTATGATCCCTATGAATTGACCACCGGGTTTTATTCTATTTTTAATTGCTAACAAAGACGTCTCGAACAACTTGGGTGATTCGAATATATAGTGCAACGCAAAGTTATAACACACGACGTTATATTTCCTTTGTGGACACGCAAATATATCACCTTCATAAAAGTTGACGCGTATTTTCATGTTTTTAGCACGCGACTTAGCCTCCTTAAGTGAATCTGGGTTTGGTTCACACATGCTTATATTTGCACCGGCATGTCGCCACTTTTGGAGATCACCGCCGAATCCACATCCTACATCCAAAATACTGTCGCCTTCGCGGGTAGCCGATTGGATGAGGAGACGCTTAGACTCGTTATGGTACTTGCGTATCTCCTCCATTTAATTTATAATGGTTTTTATTTTTTAAATGGAATTACTAAGGTTTAAATTATTTTACTTGAATAGACTGAGAATTTTTGATTTCTTCTGTATGATTTGTAATATCGTAATACATATTCTCCCATACCCAATTACCACTGTCATCTCTGACTCTTTCCATATCGTAAAACATAAGAGGAACATGAGGGTGTCCTCTTTCTGAAAATACACCCGAATCAGAAAGTGTTTTAACTTTACCTTCAATAGCATTATCGGAACATCCAGAAGATAAGATATAATCAATGCGTGTACGTTTACCAGTTTTACCATTTAAATTAGTATAACCCGCATTCTTACCGTTATCGTTTAAGTCATATGTAAAAATAAAATCTTCCATATATTCACCTTGGTCGTTCATTGTATCATTACAAATTGCCGCGTCACCTTCGAATATGTCTGTTTCATCAACACTGGCATTGAAATCACCACAAATTACGTAAGGGTAGTCAATAATAAATGACTCTAAATACATCCATATATCATCCATAATACGATTCCAAAACTTTGGTCTAACATAAGTATTAATAAGATAAAATCCACCTCTTTTGTCATTAATAAAATGAACGTCTATATACTTCAATGCTTTATGTCTTTCATTTGTATAATCGTATTCAATTTCGAATTTATCAAATAAATCAACGCGTTCAACCCTACCTTTCAACCTTTTAGAAAAAAATGTTAACATAGGTAAATTTTCTTTTAATTTTCCATTATGTCTTTTATAAACGTCTATAGTAGAAAAGAAACCATCGTTATTTAAATTTTCCATATATGAATAAAATTCCTCGCGTTGTTTTTTATTTTTGCCCGGGGATTGTGGCATATTTGTACATATAATATCTACATCATCATTTCTTATATGTTTCATACATTTAACAAATGGACATTCTTGTAAACTAGTATATTCATCAGGAAGACTACCATGACAATTCCACGATAATAATTTCATATTTTTAAGATAAGATTCAGGTATCATTTTTATTTTTGTTTTTATTTTACTTTTAAAATGACGTTAACTTAGGTTTAAATCGTATATAAAATATGTCTTTTTAAATGGTTATAATTTACTAAGGTTTAAAAAGAAGATTCTATTTAATATAAATGAAACCTATTATTAAATGGGTAGGTGGTAAGACACAGATTCTCGATAAAGTTTTGGAATCTTTTCCACATGAAATAGAAAATTACCACGAACTATTCGTGGGTGGTGGAAGTGTTCTCTTCGGAATACTCGAAAGTCAAGACATTACCGTAAAAGGTAAAGTGTATGCATACGATAAAAACCAAAAACTCATTAACATGTATAGACAAATTCAAACGAACCCCAGTGAAGTACACGACCATTTACTCGAACTCTTTACCACGTACGATACGCGAACCGGTACGGAAGTAAATCGTAAACCTGAAACCGAAGAGGATGGTCTTACATCGAAGGAAAGTTATTATTATTGGACACGTAAAAAGTATAATGAATTGATACCTACGACACCTATACATGCCGCGACATTAATTTTTCTAAACAAGACGTGTTTTAGGGGTGTGTATAGAGAAGGTCCTAATGGGTTTAACGTACCGTATGGACACTATAAAACGACACCGTTAGTGGTATCCTTAGACGAGTTAGTAAAAATACAAGACCTTATAAAAAATGTGGTTTTCAAATGGTGTGATTTTAGGGTCGCGTTCTCACAAACCGTAAACGATGGTGATTTTATATACGCGGACCCACCTTATGCACCCGAAAGTGTTACAAGTTTTGTAGGGTATACGAAGGATGGATTTATAATGGATGATCATAAAGATTTATTTAAATTATTAAAAAGTTCTAAAGTTGATTTTGTAATGTCAAATGCAAAAGTCGATCTCGTAACCAGTAGTTTTAAAGAGTATAAGATAGACGATATTCCCGCGAGACGCGCTATACACTCAAAGAATCCGGGTGCGTCGACGACTGAAGTTTTGATAAAATCCAATTTTCAATAGCGTTTACATCAATTTGATATTGTAAAGGTACCGCTAACCAATAAATCTCTTTATCATTCAATTTTATCTCTTTCCGTCGGTACCTATTATCATTATCATCCTTTTTAGCAAAAAAAGATGGAATATCGTTTTCTTGGTTTTGCCTTATTGGTATTTTTAGCCTTTTTAGACCAAACCCATATACATACCTGCATGGTTTTTCCTGACCAGAATTGAATATGTAGCACATATATACATGTTTGACTTTAGGGTACAAATCTTCTTTATATTCACGACGAAGCGAGTTCGCGCCTCTGATCTTCTCATCACAGGACCCTAAACGCATTTGGTATTTGACTTCGAATATAAAAAGTGTTTCTTTTTTTTCATCTATTAAGGCAAAATCCGGTTCTTTGCAATGTTCCCAATCATCTGAATTGTACATACCGTGTTTCACCAAGTGTTTATGTAAAGCTCGTTTCATAAAAAATTTAAATTTTTTACCACCAATCGTGTAGTCGTCTCCGTTTGTCATTTCCTTATTGAAAAACAGTTGTTTTACCTGATCTTCGAACGGAAGACCGGATTTGTTAGTATTCTGACCACCTGGCATAATATCTTTTATTAATTTTATATTAAAGATACATATACTTAGGTGTATATTAGAAACCATTTATCCTTCGGTAACGGGTTTTTTCATACCTAAGTTCCCTCGATGAATTTATTTCACCATCATTTTTAAAAACAACTTTATCTTGAGGAACAGGTTGTTTATTCCAGAATTCGTGCATTATATTACATATAATACACTTAAAGTTTTTAAGCTTTGTTACTATATAAAACAATGTCAACTCTTGAACAAGATTACACGACCGTTCCGGGTCAATTATACGCATGCCTTTCTGTTATAGGACCGGAAGCACCTCAAAAGAATGATAAGTTTGGAATTAAGATTCGGGGTGCATTTAATTCTAGAGATGAGGCTGCATTACACGCTAAACGTCTTCAAAAAGAAGATGCGACGTTTGATATTTATGTTGTTGACATGTATAAATGGTTGTTAATCCCACCTGATCCGACAAAGATCGAAGACGTTCACTATTCGAATGAAAAACTCGAAGAACTTATGTCTGGATACAAAGAAAATCAAGCACAAGCGGCACATATGTTCGCGGAACGTAAACGCGATATGGTCGAAAGTGCTCCAACTTTTACGAAACCAGGTGATGAAAACTCGAAGTATTATACGAAACCGGATGAACCACCAATTAGTCATCCAGCTGAAGTTCTCGAACGTCTCCAAAAGGAAAAACCGGACACACCAATGGAGGAACTTGTTAAGGAAGCTGATGCCACGGTTGCTAAGGAAATCGAGGAAAGAAAGGAAAAACGTGAAGCTGAGGCAAAGGATGCTCTCGAAAAAGAGGCGTCTGAGAAGGGGTTCAATTCAGTTGAAGCAATGCAAAAGTTTGAAAAGGAGAAGTCTGAATCTTCTACAGAAGCTCAGGATACTAAGGGTGAAGGAGAAGTCGAGGAAGGTGAAGAGGTAGAATCTAAATAAATTTGTTATATAAATGTAAGAATGTTGAGTATTATACTAAATATAATCACCATAATTATTGTTTTAGCCATGGTCGGTTTATTTTTACGATTGTATGAAGATCGAAAAAGTAAATCGGGTACTGAAAATGTGAGTGCGTCTGATGTCGCACAAGATATACTAAAAGACCCACTCGTTGTAAGTCGTGCATATTTTACCGGATCTAAAATTGGTCCCATTGGTGATTTTGAAGGACAACAAACGTCACCTGAACATTTGTGGGTTAGAGGTAAACCTATCCAGGTCTAAGGATGACCGGTTGCATAGTCTTACCCATAAAAAATCCTAAAATAAAGGATACAAAAATAATAATGTAAGCAGTTTTATCTAAATTTGTGAATATATCTTCTTTTTGTGTCTGCTGTGAATATGGTTCATAATACGGTTGTGGTGGTGGAAAATAATATTGTTCATTATTTTCCGGTTCCGTTTCGTCCGGTTTCTGATCTTCTTCTTCTTTACTCATAAAATCATCTGGATTATAGTTTATAGGTGTACCAACTTCAGCTTCCATTTATAAAATGTAAACCTATTTTTTTAAGCCTATTATTACTCATCATCTTCTTCCTCATCTTCGTCGACAATAAATCCTTTTAAATTACCATTTTCGTCCATATCACTATCATCATCTTCAAAATCGTCCTCGTCATCCGTTTGAAGAAGATCAATATCACTTTCTATTTCTGATTCGGATTCAGTTTCATAATCATCATCGGAAAAATCATCTTCTGGGAGATCTTCGAGTGGGTCTAAGCGTTCTGGAACCTTTGATACCCTTCCTGAACGTGTACGTGTAGAAACAATTGTTTTCGTCATTATAAAGTAATGTATGTTTATTCTTTTAAATACATTACGCAGCGTTAATTGATTCATTGATTAAAACAAGGCTAAATTCAGCATTTATACTGTTCGCTAACGTGTCTATTTCTTCTATAACACTCGTATCAGTAGAAACGGTGTATAATGCAAGTTCTCTTAAGTTTTCGAGTGCACGGTTTAATAACTTTTCTGAAACTTCTGTATGTGATTTATATTCTATAGCCATGTTTATATTGGCTAAAAATTCTTTGTATAAAACTTCATTTAATCCCGAGTACGGTAAAGTTTCACGTATGAGTTTAGTTATATGTTTTGTACCTGTATCTTTTTTTATTAAAGATGATGCCAAATATACAACGAGTGCAATTAATATTACAGCTAACATTCTATAAAGTACTAACAATTTTATCTGTAAGATTATGTGCACGACATTTACATTTACACACCTGTTGTATATGACTTTTAAGTATACTGAATGAAATCGTTTCTTTACATGTGTCACACATTTCCTTTGTGCTTACAGTATATTTCTTAACACCTTCACGTTTGAGTGATTCTATGACGAACGTTTCTTTTTTAACGATATACTTTTTTATAAATCTTTCGAGTAAGTTCTGTTCTGGTTCCACATCAACTTTCTTTTTTGGTGTGTATGTCTCAACTTTACCATCTTCGTAAAGAATATCTGTTATTTTTTTACTGAGTTGATGCCGCCTTCCCGAAAAATCTTTACAAAATCCGTATCGTCTTAGTACATTAGTAGTCGAAAAACACTTCTGTGCTATAGTATCACCTATTATATGAAACCATACGTGGTTAGAATTGTGATTACATCTTTTATTTTCACAATATTTAGAATTTGTCGAGACCAGAAACTGTTTGTTATATTTAAACATTTTAGTGATTGATGCAGTAGTTTGTCCTTCTACATTTTTACGAACGAATGCTTCGACGAGTAAAAGAGCCTCTTGGTCCTTGAACTCATTTTTAGTTTGTAATGTTGTAAATGTAGCTTCTTTCTGAGTTCCTTCTATGATAACCGGTTCCATACTCTGCGTACGTAACGTTGCCATATGTAATATATCGACGGATGGTTTTTGTTCAGTCTTTTGTAATGTAGACGAAGGACCGTGTTTGTATATAAATATGGGTAAATATTCACTTTGTGTTTCTTTACCTGTGTTATTACATAACTCACACCCCTGACCGGCACATGCTTCGTGTTTTCCCTTTTTATGTGACCACGGCATACGGAACCCACTTCCTTTCGTATTACGTGAATTATTACCATATACTGAAATATCAACAATATCCTTCCAATCACGTGATCCGTACGCTAAGTTTAACGTATTTATAACATGATCCCTGATACCCAATGCAGATGACCTGTTTACAACAAAACCTGGCCAGTTTATATGTATACCTGTTTTTATGAGCGTGTCTATGGGTTTAGGTTCAGCGACAGATATCAAAGCGTCTTTACCACCAAACTTTGATACCTTGTCACATATGACTTTACATACACTCTTAATCTGTTCAAATGACATTTCTTCATCATCTTTATAATCGAGATCCATGAAAAAATTATAATTTTCCGTTTTCTGTTCAACGACAAATATCTTTTCACCGGAGTTATATACTTCTACACATTTTTCGTAAAAGTCATTCAATTTATCAAATGGCACGGAGAGGACACCACCGTCCATGAGCACATGTGATAAATCGGAGTTATTAGCAAAACCTTGGTCTTTACACCAACGTTTAAACATACTTACCTATTAATATATTCATTTTTTTATACTGTTTATTCATCTTCATACTCGTGACGCCAAATGGAGCGTCGGTATGAGACTTCCGGATAATTTTCTTCTTCTGATAAATTTTTCTTTAAAACGAGGAGTTCATAAACTTTATCCTCTTTATGTAATTCAACATACCTTTCTGCTCTTTCTGGTGTATACGCGTGCCTTTCAATGAGAAGCTCGCGTATTTGGGATAAAATGTAGTTCTTAGACTTCATTATTTAATAGAGAAGGTTTTTCTATCGAGAGAAGTTACACACGCGTAAAATTCTGGGTTGTTAAGTACGTTCTTAACAATACGATCCCATTGTTTCTTAGTACTGAATTCTGAAAGCGTTTCAAAATTCATGAAATCGTTTTCATCATGTGTTCTCTTGATGGGCTGTTTCTGAATCTTACGGAGATTCATTTTCTGTTTTTCATCGTTAAACTTACGTATAAGTTCAGCCTGTTCCTGTATGGTATAGTTTACGAAAAACACGTAAACGTTATATTCGAGTTCCACTCCTGGACTTTCTGTTACTACAAATTTAAATTCTGTATATTCACCTTTTTTCAAAGAAATAACTCCTCTGGTTTCTTCTTCAAGTTCTCTCAAAGCACATCTAATGGGATTTGGAATCTCCCTTCGCCTGCACCCTCCGGTGACGAAAATCCAATCTTTGAATCTTCGATCCCGGACAGTGAGAAATCGTGGTTTATCACCTATAAAAGTGACGGGTACTGCAATTGCTTTATATTTTTTCATTGCTTATTTGCAAGTTATAATTGAATAAGATGATTATTCTGAAGATTCTTCTTCATCATCATCAACTTGGGTTTCAAAAACTTCCTCTTTTACTGTTTCTACAACTGGTACAGATTTCACTTGCGGTGTGCTGGATAAATGTGTCATGAGGTTTCCATAAAATCCCTTGACATTATCCATTTCTGATTTCGTTTTATTAAGTTCTCTGTACATGTACATTGTGGCAACAATACACATGAGCACGGCAACTATAGTCGCGGTATCGCGATCGAATGTAAACATTTTATATATAAAATTACGAGCTAATTTTTTAAGTTCCTATAATCGCACCCATGTGCGTTTTCTTTTCGGTTGGACACGGGTACCCCATTTTTCCAAATTGTATTTCCTGGTAATGACCTTCTTTACACTCTGCATTTTGAGGAGGTTTTTCTGGTTTTTTACCAACTAAATGATCTAAAGTACCTGATTTTGGGTCATACGTTATAACAAAGATAAATGCTAAGAGAAAAATTAATTGCCAAAACATTTATAATAAATGGATAAATTAAATTAGTTGGAATACATCAAACCACCCATACCATTTTCGATACGGAGGATGTTGTAGTTGACGGCGTAGATTGTATTAGCGAACGATGTATTATCGGAAACGAGTCTCGCGGAATCGAGTCTACTAAAGTTGAGCGAACCCGTTGGTTGAACCTTAGCCGTATCGAGACAGAATGGAATCAATGTCAAATCATCGGATGTTTTTGTGGCACTGGAAACTACCCCAGCAGTTGTATGGTAATAGATTGGGACAGAAGTAAAGTGTGGGATAACGGTCTTCGCATCAGTAACATCCGTACCGTTAATTTGAAGTTTCAATTTATCGGCGGCGGTCATAGCATTTACAGCAACCAAATATTTCATTGGGTGATTGAAGTTGAGCTCTTGAGTCTTAGAGGCGGAGGCGATAGCTTTTTGTGTTTGTGTAATAAGCATGTTTTGTGGTGTGGAAGACAAAGCGGTACGCTCATCAGTGTCGAGGTGAATGAATTGAACGTAGACTTCCGCATCGGCTGTGGCTGTAGCACCCCACGTGATTCTCAATTCAACATCATGATATTGAAGAGCAATCAATGGGATCGCCGACTGGGCATTTTCACAAAACGAAAACCTGAGTGGGTAGAACGTTTCACCAGAGTAAGTAGATTTAGAGTACGTTTGGTTCATAACGGTTGGTGCGAGAGTCGCAGAAAACTCATAATCTTGTTCGTCAATGACTTGTCCACCAATGAGAAGTTCAACCTTGGAAATTCTAGCGTCCCAGTTAGTGATGTTACCACTTCTATTAGCGATGTAGACATACCCGACCATGTCGCCTTTTCTTTCAAACCTGACGGTCGACATACCATTCGCGGATGGGTTGCCCTGGATAACCTGTTTCTCAACAGTTTGGGCGAAATTTGTGTGACGTTTGTAGTTGGACCTGAAAAAAGAAACTTCAGGTTGGCCGACGAGATGCGCATCTTGGGCACCTACGGCAACGAGTTGGGCAATACCTCCAGACATATTTTATATTATACTAAGGTTTTATTTTTTTAACCTAGGCAAATCCAATCGCATTCATATAAATATTTCCATATAAATTCGATAAGGTCATAAGTGCGTGTTTGTCTTGGGTAATTGAAACATCGGTCGTCATTGCATAAAAATTTACATTCGTCAACTCTTTCGAAATTTTTATATCACCTCCACTCGCGAGTATAGGTACGACAATTTGTGCACCCGTTATAAGATTTGAGAATACAAGATTTGAAACATCAGTTGTTGAAACGACGAGTGGTGCTGTACCATATGACTTTTCTCTTGCATCAATTGTTATTGTCCCTGAAGATATAGTTGCAGAAATATCCGTATTGGTTAATTTTATGTTTTGTGATGTTGTATTACCTGATATTGTAATATCACCTGTAGTAATTACATTTCCTGATGTAACAAGACCTCCAACTGTGATCACATTTGAAGTTACATTTGAACCCACTGCAGAACTTACCGTATCATCTAAACCAAACGGTGAAGCAGCAATATTTAAACCCCCTATGGTAATGGTATCCGCTGAAACATTACCTGAAACCGTGAGTACATTAGACCCGTATGTGTTTACTGTAAGATTTGCGGATGCCGCTGATGGACCAATTGCTACATTTGCATCTTCTTCGTGTATGTTATCTAATGTAGATCCACCTTGTCCCCCCGAATCGAAAATCTCACCTGTTGATATATCTATCGATAAAACGTTTTTCGAAGATGTTGCATAAGCTGGGTCAAGTTTTATCGCGTTATCTACTTTCAAAGATGCTACTGCACCTGCAGACGATTTAAGTAAAACATCACCAGCGTAATCGATTTGTTTTGTAGCTGCAATGTCAATATCACCCGCGGATGTTAAACCTGTGGTCGTATTATTAAACGCGACGGTGCGTGTTGTCGTTGCCCCTCCATCTGTAATAGTCTGTAAGTCTGAAGAAACGTCCGCCCATACAACTGCTGAAGCCGTACTTTTAAGAAACTTACCATCATTTACCCCTAATTTTGCTAATGTAGTTGCACCCGTTGCATAGAGTAAATCACCCGCCGTGTACGACGCGATGTTTGTACCCCCATGATCGACATCGAGAACACCCGTAGTTATTTTTTCCGCATCGAGTTCTGTAATAGCCGAACCATCACCTACTAACGTACCCCCGGTAACTGCACCTGATACAGTAATCGAATCACCATGTAAAGTACCCGCGGTCATTTTACCTGTTGTCGTGACGTTACCCGCCAAAACATTACCACCTTCAACACTCAAAGTCATGAATTGATCCGACGTCGCGTTCGTAGGAACGATATGTGCTTCATGTGGGTCACTGAGTGTATACGCGATAACGTATTTTTTCTCGTCACCCATGTATCCCGAAACTACATTTGCGGTCGGGCGTGTCATAATTACACCCATATCTATGGTGTCAATGACATTCGCGTTACCTAATTCTATAAGAGGGTCGGAAATGACGTGGATATTACTGTCTTGAAAAGATGTTTCACCTTGTACGATTAAATTACCCGTAACGTATAGATTTGAAGACACAAACGTGTTATTAGTTATGCTATCATAACCTACTGGACCGTCAATGAGTTCATTGTCATTATTTACATACGGTATTTTACCTGAAGTCAGAGTTGTACTTTTAAATGTAGAAGCTGTAACGTTACCCGTAGCAACTACGTTACCCGAAGCTGTTAAAGATGTTACCCCATTCGTAAATGAAACTTCATCAGATGTTGTTGCTCCACCCGTTGTTATTGCTTGTAAAGTTGAAGAAACATCGTCCCATTCCACTCCAGAATTATTACTTCTAAGGAATTTTTTAGTAGCATCTGCATTATAAGGTGGAAGTGTAATCAAAGCATCACCAGATGATGGACCTAATAACAAACCGTTTTCTGCTACAGAAGTTAAACCGGTACCACCTTTGGCAAGTAAAACTTGTGAACTCAAATTATCGGGGTCTAAGTTTGTAATAGCCGAACCATCACCAGTTATGGTTGTAGCAGAAACGTTATCGGCAATGACATTTGAATTTAATGTTACCGAAGATATGTATGTAGCAACAACGTTATCGGCAATGACATTTGAATTTAATGTTACCGAAGATATGTTTGTAGCAACAACGTTATCGGCTATGACATTAGCGGTTACTGTAATTACATTTACGTTATCACCAACAATATTACTCGATACCGTCCCCGCAGTAACAGCGTCAACCTCTAATGAACTAACTTCTAGTTTATGTGTTTTTAAATAATTGGATACATTTACATTACCCGTGACATTTAATACATCTACCGCGGTATCTTCTACATATAAATTAGAACCAACATCTAACCTACCATCGATGATTACATTACTATATGCCTTGAGTGATGTTGTTGGATTTGTAAGGTGGATTGTATTTGATGTAACATTACTTTTATCCGTAACAGTTTGTAAAGTTACATTTGAAAGGAGACCACCGTCTCCTATATAGTTTTGTGCACTAACATTACCGACCGTTTCGAGTGCATATATAGATGCTGTAGGTACATTCAAACGAAGTTGTCCTTCATTACCTAAACTTAATGCGTGTGTGGGTGAAGTATTTGCTATACCTATATTATCTACGTGAAGTGCACCTGTCTTAATAGTTCCTGAAACTTGAATTTTGTTTGTCGCATCTTGATCTATAATAACACTCGAACCAGTAAAAAATTTATTGGCTTGTACATTACCTTCAACTTTTATGACTTCTGTACCCGTATTGGACATGAAAATCTTATCACCGACAGATAACATGTGAGTAGGAGACGTATTTGAAATACCAACATTTGAACCGTGATCGGTCGTAAACGCAGTTGTTATATTCGCAAAGTGTGGTATACTATTTGAAACAACATTACCTTGAAGACCTGCACTATCTAAAGTAACACCACCTAAAAGTTCGGTTGCAACACCTGAATCGACAACTTCTTTTGTTGATGCGGAATAACCCATAAGATTAGAACCCGCTAATTCAGCAACACGGAGTGGTGCCATATATATAGAACCCTCATTGACTGCATTAATAACAGAATCTGAAGCATTAAAAACAACGGTGTTTTCAGCCTGGTCATCCGAAGCATGTTTACCAAACCGGATTTTGGTAGACCGCTCGATGGTCGGTAAGTTTTTAACCATTTAATATAAGTATGTATTTTAATTTGCATAGATAAGACCAGCCATACCATTTTCAATACGAAGTATATTGTAGTTGACTGCGTATATAGGATCACTAATGATCATGGATTGACTGACTATCTTTGCAGAATCTAATCGACTAAAATTGAGCGTTCCTGTCGGCTGGAGTGAACTCGTCGATAAGCAAAAACAGTATAAGAAAAAATCGGGGGACGTAACAAAATTTGTATGATAATAGTTCATAACGTCTATAAAGTGTGGTTTCGCCCATTTAAAATTACCTATATCTAAACCGTTTATTTCAACCTTTATTCTATTGGTTGTTGACGTTAATGCCCCTTCGGTCGTTGTGTCCGAAGATGCAAGATACTTGACCGGATGATTAAATGTCAATTCCTGTGAAAGTTCATTTGAAGGAATACTTTTTTGAACCTGTGTAATAATTAAATTATGGTTACGCGAAACGAGGTTACCACGTTCTTCGTTATCGAGGTAATAATAGTTTGAATAACACTCAAAATTATAGTTACCCGCATTTGGTCCCCAATGTATACGTAATTCGACGTTATGGTAATGTAAAGCCACTATGGGTAAAGCGCATTGTGCACCCTCACAAAAGAAGAATCTAAATGGATAGAAATAAGAGCGAGCACTTACACCTGGATGTGTACCATTCGCACTTTTTGAAACGTTTGTTGCAAACGTATCGATTGCTATTTTTTCGGTAAAAATAGCATCTTGTGTATCAATAACTTGTCCACCGATAAGAAGTTCAACTTTATCTATGAGTGTATCCCACCTCTGGATATCAAGCGCCTGTGTATTATTATCAATTGTTAGATATGTATACCCTAACATATCACCTGTTCGATCAAAACGAATAGATGACATAGAATTCGCTTTCACATCTCCCTGAATAGTTTGTTTTTCAACGGATTGTGAAAAGTTAGAATGTCGTTTAAACGTTGACGTAAAAAAAGATATTTCTGGTTCGCCCATAATGTGTTCGTCTTGAGCACCAATTGCTATAAGTTGAACAATACCAGATGACATTTATAATAAGAAAAGGTTAAAAATACAAGTGCACGACGCCCTGAAATAATTAATAGGATACGTTTCTTCTCTTACACACAAATTTAAAAATAAAAATTGCATCCCCACATGCGGCTGTGGTACCATCTTGTTTATCTAAATTAAAAGTTAACCTATCGAGTTTACGAATTGGGTTATAATATTGTTGAATAATTGGGTATTCATTTCTGAAGAATACCGCTTTTTTAGCACTACTTGCGGCGTGTAGCGTGTGTTCACATATAATCGTACCAAAAACACCGTTAAGGTGATTATCATCAGCGTCTTCAAGGTCCTTTTTTCCACGTTGTGAAAAATTGGTTTTAAGTTGTTCTATACCGATGTGTATACACCTTTGATCATCATCACTCGTGTTAATACTCGCAGCAAGTAATTGCACCTGGACAACATTTTCTAGAGGTTTTGGTAAATGAAGTGTAAATTCAGTGTTATCTGAACCATGATCCAAGTTATCAAGAATGACGGTATGGTGTTCATATTCGAAATCGGGTAAAGTGGATTGACTAGTCACTAGAGCCATTTATATATACTGGAGATTTTACTTCATCTTGTAAGCCGCTTGTTCTCGAACAAGTTTTTGACCGTTGCATACACCACCTTTACTGTCGGAATAGTATGCATCACCCAAACATTCTTGAGTCGATGGGATATCGAAGAGCGAACCCGTATTGACGGTTTCGATTTCGACATCTTTACCCTGGTATCCGCTGGTACGGAACATTGTGAGAACACACAATACTGCGATGATGATGACGATAGCTTTGATCGTGTTTCTGTTGGTGGCGTTAAGTTTCATTTATATTGAATCAACATTTTTTATAAAGTGCGTTAAAGAGATTAGAATAGTTTCAATATAAAGAGTAATAGTAATGGACGGTGAAATTATTCTTGATCGTAAAAATACGAATGTCATGAAACTTGATGATAATGAACAGGCCCTGATGAACGAAATTGAAATTGATGTTCCTCGACGTCAGCCTGTGAAAAAACAAATTTCTCAAATGAAAACACAATTTACAGCACCAAAACCACAAGTTTTTCAGGAAGATATTGATTCGTTTGCTAATCCAAACAAACAAGCACAACCATCTGTACCTCCACCAGAAGCACCACTTGATTATCACGAATATGATGATGAACCCGAGATGGAGTACGGTGGTGGTGAGGGTGGATATATGATGGAGGAAGAGGAAGAAAAACCATCACCAGGTTTTAAGACGGTCGACGAAGAGAAAGCGGATCTCGTGAACAAACTTGGACGATTGGAAAAAAAGGGGTTTACTGTGAACAAGCGTTTGAATGCTTATTCCCCTATAGACGAACTTAGAAACGAAGTAAAACGAATAACATATAGTATAGATGTAGACAAATCAATTAAGTTTTCAAGACGTATGCTTATTGCGTGTACGACAGGCCTCGAGTTTATGAATAAGAAGTATAACCCATTCGAGATTCAACTTGACGGGTGGTCTGAAAACGTTATGGAAAACGTCGACGATTACGATGAAGTATTCGAAGAATTATACGTGAAATATAGATCTAAAATGCACGTCGCCCCAGAAATCAAATTGATTATGATGCTTGGGGGCTCAGCGATGATGTTCCATTTGACGAATAGTATGTTCAAATCGGTCATGCCAAACATGAATGATGTGATTAAACAGAATCCAGGACTTGTTCAAAACATGATGTCTGCGGTACAAAATACAGTACCAAAATCACAACAAGGTTCCGAACCTTCAAGTGATGGTAAACACGAAATGCAAGGTCCAGGGTTCGATATTTCCAGTCTCATGGGTAACATTATGATGCCACCAACACCACCAATGAACACAACAAGTATTCCAGCTCAAGAACCAGTTGTATTAGACGATGATGACGATGACGATATTTCTGATATTGCCGAGGCACCAACACCAGGTGATGTCGAAGGAGGTGGTGATGGGGAATTGCGTGAAGTTAAAGTTACTCAGACCAAAGCTAAAAGAGGGAAAAAGAAAAAATCGGTCGAAATTAATTTGTAAAATATAGTATATGATAGGGTATTGTCCATTAGACGAAGATCCTATTGAAAGGCCGAGACCTTCACGAGAAGTATCAGTCCCAGTCCAGGAGAAAGTTAAAAATTCTACTGGTAGAGGAGAAGATACGGAGTGTAATTATGTTGTTTTGTTCTTTATTGCGGGTGTTATCGCTTTAGCAATCATGGACACACTTCCATCACGAAAGTAAGTAAACAAAACTTTCTACCATTCTGACATTTTCCAGAATGGTAAAAATAATTATTTTAGTTGTTCAGGGATGACGAATCCATCATCGTCAGTCCAGCTTGTATCGTACATGTGTTTATCTTTTCTTTCACCTATAACCAACCAATTAACATTTGCGGTAGAAGATGCGTTTTGACACGATATTGTAAGTATGTTTCCGGATACGGAACCCTTCACTGCGTCCCAATCGGATTCGTTTGATGTAAAACATTGAACGTTTCTATTCAGTGCTTCAAATGTACCACTTGTCATTTTAGAAACAGTATCCAAGTTTATAGAAGCACCCCCATTTACTAGATCAACTTTACCCCTATATATGAGATCAGCTTGTGGACCTTCTATGAAAGAGTGGTAAAGATTATGTGTATTACTCATAATTGCAAGTGGGTGATCTATTTTGAAGGAACCACTACCTTTTGATAACGTACCTGTACAGTTAATATTACCAACAACATCTAAAGGGTGAGCCGGACTTATAGTTCCTATACCGATGTTCCCAGTATTATAATATATGTCTGTGGTTGACGCAGTATTAAATTTTAATTCACCGATTCTCAGGGAACCAGGACCAGGACCTGATCCACCACCAGTTCTTTCAACAGATAGTCTAAAATATGAATACGCGACTGAGTTACTAAACGAGATAGTTGTATATTGTCCATCGGTATATGTTTGTCCCGTAAAGCTATGTATTAAAATCCACGTCGAACCATTCGTACTTCCCAAAATTTTACCCTCGGTCGGAGCGTTTGCACTTCTAAAATTCTGAGGTGCAATTTTTATTGAATCTATGGTTATACTCGTTGGAACCTGTAACTGTATCCACTGACCCCACGACTGCGAGCTTCCGTCATATGTTGTGTAACTATTGCCATCATAAGTTCCAGTCGGAGACCCTGTATACGACCATTCACTATCCATCCACGATTCTGCCCCTATGACATTATTAAATGCGTAATACGCATCGGATCCACTAGAATTACTATTGGCCGATGCTACATATCCACCCGAACTTGCGGAAGTCATCGTAACAGTTGGATGTGAGACTGTACCTAATGACCAAAATTTATTAGTCCAAGACATTGCACCCCCTCCACTTGATGTGAGTACATGTCCACTCGTCCCCGAGGAACCATTTGCACGTAAACCACCTGTTACATTTATATCACCCGTAACATCTAATGAGTGCGATGGGTTAGTATTTAATATACCAATTTTACCTGTATTATCAATTTTTAGTTTCGATGTATATGTAACTTCCCTGGCTTTAATCCTAATAGCATTAATTGTCATCCTACTATCGAGTGGGGGACCACTTGCGTCTGTAAGGTCTTGGCTTCCAGAATTAGAATGAATAACAATAAGAAAGGTATTATATGGGTCGTCGACATTTACATCTATGGTTCTTGTAAACATATTGTTCCAACTATTATCAGACCCCCAATTATATTGTTTAAACCTCGTTTCTTTGATAACATTATATGTTGCACCACCATCGTTAGTACCAAAAAAGGTAAAAGCTCTCGGTAAATGAAATCTATCTACAACATAAAAGTCTAATTCTTCAACAATTACACGTTCCGGTATAGTAAATTCTAACCATTCACCTTTAAATCCTGGTACTTTTTCTGCAACATCTAGGTAGTAGGTTGTATTGGGAAGGTAGTGACCAATATCAAAAAAAGTATAGTCACCAAGATCGACTCCATCCCATACCTTATAACTCCGATAACTTCCATAAATCCAACCGTAATGGTAATAAACCGGGTAATTGGCATTGTAAGAAGCTCGCAGTGCAAAACGCGTATAAGTCGAGGTTACAAGTCGCGGTTCGGATTCTGAAATGTCCGAATTTGTCAAAGAAACTTGTGGGTATGAAAGGGAGGGTCCGACCACGGCTTCCCCCCAATATGAAGATGATGAGGCTGATCCATAATTGTTAAGTTTAGGTGAATATGCCAAATTAACATGATCAAGGCTTATACCCGTCAATAATGTACCTGGGCCTATAAATCCATATCTAGACTTAATTTTTCCTACTACATCTAGAGCTTCAGATGGTAAAACCGACGCACTAAGGTTTATACCTAAAGTAGCAGTCCCATCTGAGTTTTCCTGCATCTTAATCGTTGTATTATCTAATGTTCTATCATCTTCCGGTTTTAAGTCAAAACATATCTGACTAGATTTTAATCGTATTCTATCTGGACCCGGTTCTATTTCACCTGCTGTTTCATTATAGATATTGTCATGATCAAAACCATCACCACCTTTATATAGTAACAGTTCAGATTTTTCGAGATTTTCATAAACACGGTTTTCTATAACTGAAAATTCATATTTATTATCTCCTTTTGTACCACCAAAGTATATACTTTTACGAGATGTATCTGAATTATCGTTTGCACCTATAGATATACCAGTTCCCTGAATATATCCTCCAACCGTTACGTTACCTTTAACAACCATAGACTGAGCGATATTGTATACCCAAACATTTGATCCACCTGTATCAACCTGACTATCCGAACCAGCTACTGTTGTCGTTGCACCCCCTATATATGTTATATTATTTACACTAAACTCATTTGGTCTAAGACCACCAGAAGGAGGTGTAATTATAGAGTAATGGTGTTCAGATTTTCCTATAGCTATCATTTCACCTTCGCCATCAACAGATATGGATTCTCCGAATAAATGTAGAGTCATTACGTACAGATTACTATTTACGTTATAATTCAATACTTCAATAGTTTCGTTTGGAAATATTACCCAATTATCACCATTCCAATCGAATACATTAACAATACCACTATTGTTTGATGGTTCTATAACTGAGATCCATACAACACCAGCTTTACATCCAGAAATTATACGCCTACCCGAACCATCAAAACGTGTAGACCATCCCTGTAATATATATTTTTTGAATCCGTTTATATGTTGACTATAATCATCTAAACCCATTCCTTTCCATACACCATTAATCGGATCCCAATCGAATGTTAATATTCTTCCCGCCAATTCGATACGATCATCTGATTCAGGTAGCGAACCGTAATTAGCAGGAGCACCTGCTAATATACGCGTACCCGCCCTGTTTATATCTACAGATGTGCCAACTGCATCACCCCATCTAATTTTTGTAGGGTAAAAATCGTGATTTCGACTTCCACCGTTAATACCAGTTATACCTATAATAGATGTTATAGAAACATTACTGGTCCAGGTCGTACCACCAGATAAAACAGAAACATTATCGTAAACATGTGCATTACCTGTGTGAAAAGCCGACGTCGTTTCCTGATCAATTACAGACCATATATTTCTGAACGATGGTTCGCCTATGATTATCTTATCACCTATATCCGTTACACCTAATGAAAATCCAAAATAAAAACCTTTCCACGAAGGCTGTATGACACTACTTGATAAAGGTGATGAAGGTGAATTTAATGTTTGCTGCAAAGTATAGTTTGAACCATTCCATTTGTATATATAAACTTTACCTTCTGATACAGGTGTATTATAATAATTAATATCCACTGTTGGATAATTTCCACTGCCTGTATCGAAGGCGGGCGCTGTTCCGTTTTGTAGTGTTAACGTATTATAGAAAGGTGCACCAACGACTAATATGTTACCATCGTATTGTGATAATGCAACGGAGTGTCCAAATCCTCCCGTTTGTGATACTTGAGAACCTCTCTGTGTCCATCCGTTACCTGAACTATCTTTAGTAAATACACGAGCATAACCTGTTATATTACTTACAGATCCAAACCATGTCCCGGGTGCACCTATAGCTACCATATCTGCATTATCCGTTCCGTCGAGGGATCTACCAAAATCTTCACTTGGATAGCTAGTAAATAAACATAACGAGTATATTTCTATATATTCCGGATCACGAAAGTAATTTGGATAGACGCCACCTGAGGTCCAGTTAGTGGTTCGTCTTGATGTAAATACAAACGCAAAATATGTATACGTGTTACTTATTGTAAGAGTATCGATCCAATCTTCTAGCGCTGGTAGAGGCGCTGTCGAATTTGTAAAATTACCTAAATTCGTCCAGTTAGTATCGTCATTACTCCCTAATATAGTCATGGTAGCAGGTTCATTATTATAAATTCCATTCTTTTGTAGCCTAAAATTACTAGGTTGAATTGCAGTTGATAACTGTATTTTTATCCATTCACCGCTTACACCTCCTATACCTTGATAACCATTAAATGAACCATCAACCCATCCCGGGGGTAAACCAAAGTTGCCGTTGTTATATTGCGGATAACTTTGTATCGGATTCCCTGTTTGACTTTTCCAAGATTCTGTATTAACTGGACCAAACGCTTTATACGAATCTATATTAGTTGAGTCAGTAAAATAGCCGTTGCTGCCGGTCTGCGGGGTGGACACAGAATTAGTAGTCGTATAAGTTATACCACCAATGGTGCTTGTGTTGCTACTAAGTGAAGTTGGGGGATACAGTACCGGTCCATTACGGTTTGGATCACCTTGAATTGTATTTTCATGGTACCAAAGTTTTGTTGTTTCGTTATAAGTGTATACGTTACATAAATTATTTAGTGGTTCACCTGTAAATATTCTCTGAATTTGACCCTTTTTACCTCGTGACAATTTAGATTCAGTAGGTATCCAACTGTTTGATATTTTACTACTACGAACTGATGCACTATATTCAGCGTCAGTGACTGTTGTATTATTTGTATTATTACTAGAAACTGAATTAAATAAAGACATTACACTACAGTTTAGTTATATTAATTTTATACTTATCTGACGTCCCATCTTCCACCTTGAACTTGAATTGTTGAAATAGATATAGTACTGGATGCTTCGGCTGTTATACTTCCTGCTGTAACATTTGTCAAATTTGCACCATCACCTCGGAATGAAGTTGCATTTACTGTACCATTAACATCTAGCTTATATTGTGGATTATTTGTATTTATACCAATATTACCCGAGCTTCTATAAGCATTTCCACTTGACTCTGACCAAACACTCGAACCACCACCACTTACAGTCGACCAAGACATTGCACCCCCACCACTCGATGTGAGTACCTGTCCACTCGTCCCCGAGGAACCATTTGCACGTAAACCACCTGATATATTCATATTACCATTAACATCTAATGGGTACGCTGGAGATGATGTTCCTATACCTATATGGTTTTGAATGAATGCGTTTGATGCTACTAGACCACCTGTACTGACACTTTCAGATAAAATGTTTATTGTACCACCCATACCTGAGTGAACCGAACAGTTGTAATACATAGTATCGGGTGCATTTGTAGGTACGATGAATTGTCGATACGCCCCCGAGGATCCGTTTGAACCGTTATACGATGACGATGACCCCGATGAATATTGCGAACCTTCGGCAGTGGTTGATATTCTAAAAGGGTGTGATCCATTCGAACTATCAGATTGATCGAATCTATAGGTAACACCCCTGTATAGTGTTATTGTTGGTTGTTGAGTACCGTCTATCACAAATTTAGTACTCCCGTTTACGGTAACCGTAAAATAAGACACTGCACCACTTTCTAAAACCATACCAGCTTTATTGAGTTTTAATTTCTGACTGAACGCTGATAAAGTATTACCCTTCAAACGTACGTTAGACCAATAAATTCCATCAAACGGGACTCTTGCTCTAGAACATATGAGAACAAACTTATTATACGCTGTTTCATTAATTGAAGGGGTCCTTGTAAATGCAGAAACGTCTGTAAATGTAGATGCAACATACGACCATGGTTTTATTTCGGTGTGTATATGGTAATAATCTGTGCCATTATTACTTCCAAATACATGTAAATTAACTGGATAAGATCCCGAACCTGGTACGTTTATTAATACTTCCGTGAGTAAAAGTTTAGGAACAGATGAAGCCATTTGAATCTCAATCCATTCACCCGGGTATCCGGGGAATCTTTCTGTACTACCCAAATAGTAACCAATTTCTGGACCAAACCTCGTATAATTAATAGTACCTTGAGATCCGTCTGCACTTCCAGTATCAAGTTGCCAAGTATTGAAACCGGTATACGAGGAATCAAATACTTTCCATGCATTAGTAACGTCGAATGAGCTGAGTACCGTATATCCTTGATCCACATTACTTGTTAAATTTACTGTTGGGTACGTAGTCGATGACGAAATCATACTCATTTCTCCCAATATAAGATCGTTATTATAAGACGAACCTGCTATACCTGTACTGTCATTAACTCTAATTAGACTATCGTGTAAATCTAGACCTAATAATTCTTCACCACGTCCTATAAACCCTTGTGAAGACTTAATTTTACCATATACATCTACGGCTTCCGTTGGTGAAGCTGTATTTACACCAAATTGTCCACCTTGAAGTTTATTTTTATTCATGGTGAAACGTATATCTTCTCCATCTCTTTCATATCCCGTATTTAAATCAAAACATATTTGACCACTTTTTAATCGTATTCTATCAGGTCCATATATTCCTCCCCCGTTGAAGTCGGCATTGTTATCACCTTTAAATATGAGTAGTTCCGATTTTTCAGCAGATTCGTAAACGCGATTTTCTATAACAGTAAAATCGTAGGCGTTATCAGCTTTTGTACCACCGAAAAATATAGTTTTTCTAGACGTATCGGTATCATCATTTGATCCTACAGCAATACCAGCTGTTTGTATACAACCACTTACAGTCATGTTACCTGAAACTATCATGGATTGTGGGACATTATATACCCAAATATTAGATGTACCTGTAAGAATATGCGAATCACTTCCAGCTACAGTTGTAGTCGCACCACCTATATACGTGATTCCGTGAACACTAAACTGTGAAGGTCGAGATACATTACCACCACTGTAATTTATGTTATTTTCACCCATACCTATACCTATCATTTCACCTTCTCCATCAACGGATACAGAGTCACCGAGTCGCATGTTTTCATAAAAATAAACAGATAAATATGAATTTGTATTTAAATCAACACTGACGGAGCTGGTAGGGTAACTTACCCATGCATCACCATTCCAATCGAATATTTCGACGTGACCCCTAAGTTTTCTTTTTATTGATACCCATTCCGGTGCACCTGCAACAATTCTATTACCCGAACCGTCAAATTCTGCAGAAAATCCGAGTAATCTAAAATTAATACCACCATTAATATGTTTATTAATTGTACCCATTTCATCCCAGGTACCTGTTACATAATTCCATTCAAGTGTATAGATCCGTCCAGAAAATATTTGTGGTGACGCATTTGAAGTACCGTAACTGTAAGGTGCTGTTGCAAATATACGGGTACCAGCTCTATTTATACCTACAGATGTACCAACAGCTTCAAAAGGTCGAATCTTTTCTGGTTGTGTATCTACTGTTATACCACCTATTGAAGTTACGCCTATAACTCCGGTAACATTTACATTACTGGTCCATGTGGTACCACCAGATAAAACAGTATGATTATGATACACGTGTGCGTTACCGGTATGTTCCCACGCGGTTTCGAGTTCAGATACTTCAACCGCGTTGTAATATTCATCGTATACTGATGTGTCAAAGAATAAATCACCTATTTCTTGATTGTTTTTAGCTATATCATCTAATTTTCTAATAGATGGGGAACCAACAATTATCATATTACCTACATCTGATATATCTAGAGAATACCCAAAATAAAAGTTTTTCCACGAAGCGGGTAAACTAGTTGATAAAGTACCTGAAGGTGAACTAATAGTTCCTAAATAAGAGTATGCAGATCCAGCCCATCCTCCAGTTCCACCCACATATTTAAATATAAAAACACGCCCTTCACAAACTGAATAATCATTAGATGTTGCAAAAGCGGGTGTTTGTTCATTAAAAAAAGGTGCCCCTACAACGAGAATATTACCATCATGTTGTGATAACGAAACAGAATGTCCAAACCCATCAGATCCAGTACCACTAAAATTAATCAGTGGGTGTGTAATGGTAGTACCTCTTTGTGACCATCCACTTCCCGTACTATCCTTTTCATATATATACACTCGACCTTCTGTAGTACCCGGAGCTCCTACAGCTACTATAGAAGCATCATCTGTTCCTGCTAAAGAAAATCCAAAATTTAATATGGATGAATCAGGTGAACTTATGGTGTACTCTTTGTACCAAAATTTAGTTATTATATTATATTTATATACAACAACTTGATTATTATTTTTTTCACCTACAAAAATTCTCTGTATAGAACCTTTTATACCTCTTGATAATTTTGATGATGTTGGTAATGCAGAGGAGTTGTTATTACTCATACTTATGAATTATGTATATTTTATTTATTATCTTTTCCACGTTGCAGGTAATACACTAATTTTAGAAATAGATATAGTTCGAGACGCTTCACTTGTAATTGATGATGCAGTTACATCTGTTAAATTAGTGCCACTACCCCTAAATGAAGTTGCATTTACTGTACCGTTAACATCTAATGGGTACGCTGGAGATGATGTTCCTATACCAACACTACCAGTAGTGTAATGTATATCATTAACCACTTGTGTCCAATAACCTCCACTTCCTCCACCTCCTCCACCTCCTCCACTGGGAGCAGCCCATACTGGAATACCACTACCGGAAACTGTAAGTACCTGACTAGTAGAACCTATACTTAAATTTGAAAGTGTATTCTGACCAGATGCGTATATCAAATCACCCGTTTCAAATGCATTTGTTATACCTGAACTATTACTTATTATAGTTGAATTTTGTAGGTTCGTGATTCTTGTCGAATTACTTGCCAAGTCTGTACTCACAGTATTTATTCTTGTAGAATTATCTGCTAAATCTGTACTCACAGTAGATATTCTCGTCGAATTATCTGTCAAGTCTGTACTCACAGTAGTTATTCTTGTAGAATTATCTGCCAAGTCTGTACTCACAGTCGCTATTCTCGTCGAATTATCTGCCAAGTCTGTACTTACAGTAGTTATTCTCGTCGAATTATCTGCTAAATCTGTACTCACAGTATTTATTCTTGTAGAATTATCTGCCAAGTCTGTACTTACAGTAGTTATTCTTGTAGAATTATCTGCTAAATCTGTACTCACAGTATTTATTCTTGTAGAATTATCTGCTAAATCTGTACTCACAGTATTTATTCTTGTAGAATTATCTGCTAAATCTGTACTTAAAGCGACACCCGTGAGAAATGTACCATCCCCATATATTCTTACTGCATTTACATTCGAAACAAATATATCACCCTTATCATCACGTGCCACGAGTTGGTTAGATAAATTTGAAACATTTCCTAAAACTCTAATATTTGCATCAGTTAAACCACTCCATGGACCACCGGTTATATAATCATCCGTGTATAAATTTGCAGGTGTTGACGAACCTATATTGGCAACATTTTCCCATGTAGGTGCATTACCAGTACCATTTGTTTGTAGAAAAAATCCAGCCGTCGAAGGTGTAAGTTTTGACAAAGCTGACGAAGTGCTCGCATATAACATGTCTCCAACACCATACGATGTTATATTAGTACCACCTCTATTTACGGGTTGAACTTCTGATTCCAAAGTTCCTATTCTCGTTGAATTACTAGTCAAGTCTGTACTCACAGTACTTATTCTCGTAGAATTATCTGCCAAGTCTGTACTCACAGTACTTATTCTCGTCGAATTACTCGCTAAGTCCGTACTTATAGTCGCTATTCTCGTCGAATTACTCGCTAAGTCTGTACTTATAGTCGCTATTCTCGTCGAATTACTCGCTAAGTCTGTACTTATAGTCGCTATTCTCGCCGAATTACTCGCTAAGTCTGTACTTAAGGCTACATTTGAAAGCGTCGCACCATCACCTCGGAATGAAGTTGCATTTACTGTACCATTAACATCTAGCTTATATTGTGGATTATTTGTATTTATACCAATATTACCCGTATTACGGTATATATTTGCACCATTTTTTGTCCAATAACTTGTACCGGGACTAGACCACACTGGAATGCCACCAGAAACTGTAAGTACTTCATTAGTAGAACCTATACTTAAATTTGAAAGTGTATTTTGCCCCGATGCATATATCAGATCACCCATTTCAAATGCATTTGTTATACCTGAACTATTACTTATTATAGTTGAATTTTGCAAGTTATTAATTCTCGTCGAATTACTCGCTAAGCCTGTACTCACAGTCGCTATTCTCGTTGAATTACTCGCTAAGTCTATACTCACAGTCTCTATTCTTGTCGAATTACTTGCCAAGTCTGTACTCACAGTACTTATTCTCGTCGAATTACTTGCCAAGTCTGTACTCACAGTACTTATTCTCGTCGAATTATCTGCCAAGTCCGTACTCACAGTACTTATTCTCGTCGAGTTATCTGCCAAGTCTGTACTCACAGTACTTATTCTTGTCGAATTACTCGCTAAGTTCGTACTTACAGTCGCTATTCTTGTCGAATTACTTGCCAAGTCTGTACTTACAGTCGCTATTCTCGCCGAATTACTCGCTAAGTCTGTACTTATAGTCGCTATTCTCGTTGAATTATTAAATAAATCTGTTTCTAAAACACCAATTCGAGACGCATTACTTGTCAAATCAGTTTCATTACTCACCAAACCTGTTTCTAAAACACCAACTCGAGACGCATTACTCGATAAGTCTGTACTTACAGTCGCTATTCTTGTTGAATTACTCACCAAATCTATTTCTAACCCGCTTACTCTCGATACATTACTTGTCAAGTCTGTTTCCAAAACACTAACCCGAGCTGCGTTACTTGATGTATCAATGGCTAAAGCGATACCTGTGAGTGATGTACCGGATCCTATAAAAGAAGGTGCAGTTATATTTCCCGATGATATTATGGCACCTGAAGTTATTAAAGAGGTTCCCGCATTTGTAATAATGATTGAATTTGTTGTTTGGTTATCTTGACTCGTAACTTGTTGTAGATTTCCAACTGCTCCCCCCGAACCTGATATACCTGTTAAAGCACTCCCATCACCCCTAAATTTGGCACCGGATATGAGATTTATATCTATGGTAGCTACGTTACTATTTTCTAAAGCTTCCTGGAGTGTGGATGCAGTTCCACCTCCACCTCCACCTCTGTACTTTTGTATATTACGACCTGTATTACAACCAGTCATTCTTATAAATACGAATGATTATTTTCATGGTAAAATGAGGCATTTCCCTTTAGTGAAATCGGTAGGTTCTTCCGGTTTATGTTTTGGTATTTTGAATCCACCTTGTCGATACACTTTGAGACGTTTATTATACATGGCATGACATATAGACCACTGGTCGAACATATCGTAAATGTGTGGATTGTTCTTTTTACCATGCGTTTCACGCATAATCCGTCCAATCGATTGTACAATATCGGACTTAGGGGTCGCAAGTATAACCGTATCGAGTGAAGGTATATCGAGACCTTCATGTGCTTGACTAAACGTCGCAAATATGATTTGTTTTTTACTTGATTCAGCTAAATCAACTTCTTTCATACCACCCATATAGAGTCCCGACGTTTTCTTGAAACTTTGGTGGAGTACTTCACAATGATGTCGACGATCACTTAATACGAGAACTTGACGCGTCCCCTTAACAATATTTTTTATAAGTTTTGCTATAACGATGTTCCGTTCACGATCTTCTGTAAGTTCGGTAATCATGGTCGCTAATGAAAGTTTACCGAATCGTGTACACGGCGGTGGATCTTGGAAACGCGGACATCTATATTCAATTGGAAACACTTCGACCTGTTCTTGATTTTCACGTTCAATTGCAAAGAATGTTGGCCCCATGAACCAATGTAAAACTTTAGTAAGACCATCTTTACGGGTCGGTGTTGCCGAGAGTCCAAAAATGTGTTTAGGACATATTTTAAAAAGAGATTGTGAAAATACCTTTGCACATATATGATGCGCTTCGTCGACGATAAGTGTACCAATAGTATCGAAATCATTAAACGAATACTCTTTTAAAGAAAGTGATTGGAGCATAGCAATAACAAAATCACAATCGGTTTCTAATTTATTCTGTTGTACTACACCTATAGTGGCACCTGGACAAAATTGTTGGATACGTTCTTTCCACTGATTCGCGAGAAACTCCTTATGTACGACAACCATGGTTCGGTACCCGAGTTTACATGCTATGGCCAAGGATACTGTCGTTTTCCCAAAGCCACAAGGAAGTGAGAGAACGCCGTGCCCAGATTTAATTGCTGCTGCCAAAGCATCATTTTGATGTGT